TAATGAATCGACTAGAACAGTTAAAAGTTACGGATTCCCTATTAACGAAAAAGGAACTTCTGAAACTCAATTAGCTATTAGTTCGTTTCATTTGGAAGCCCTATTAAAACCTAATAATCTACTTTTAGATAGATGTTATATGGATTTAGTAGTGTATAGTTCTTTAATGCCTAACTGTTCCAAAGAAGCAAATAGGTACATAGAATCTACTTGGAACAGAATCCAAAGCGAATACACACATTATATTTATTTTCCTATTGAATTTGAATCTGTCGATGACGGAGTAAGAAGCGTTAATGAAGGGTGGAGAAAAGATGTAGACAATACCTTTAATAAACTATTAAACGATTTAAAAACCCCCTACCTGACCGTAACAGGGTCACCATTACAAAGAGTTAATCAAATCTTAAATTTTATAAATTAAAATAGGATGTTTACACAACTAGAACCAGGTTTATTGCAAAAAAGGAATTCACAGATTGAGCTATGGAAAAAAGTACCCCTCTGGGCTTCAAAGATATACTTAATGACATTCAGAAAATATTTTGAAGAGTATACATTAGAGGTGGTAAAAATAGGACAAACAGCCTTTTATGAAACTTACGATAGGATCCTTTATAACCATGCTATTTTTAAAGAAGGAAAAGAGAAAGAATATATAAAAGATACTATGTTTGGGTACTACGATGAAATTAAGGTAAACACCAGCGCAATGTTACCTTCCGGTAAAGTGGATGATATTGAAAAGGAAGTTTTAAGGCTATGGGGCCCACAAGATTTGGAAATACCTAAGATGAATGGTATGAGTGAAATGAGAAAGTATAGTAAAGAGAGATATGCAATTGCAAGTTTAATAATAGAAAAAAATAGATATGTCAAACGTTAAAAATTACGAAGAAGTAATTGCTTTAGCTAGCAAACATTTAGGGAAAGTAGGAGGAGATGGATATTCAGATCAATACAATCCTGAACTACTAGTTAAAATCCCCCGTTATTTAAACCGAGAAGGTTATGGATTAACAGGAAAAGAATTTGTTGGTGTAGATGTATGGAATGCATATGAAGTATCAGCAATTACATCTAAAGGTCAACCGGTAGCAGGAATGCTAAAAATTGTATGCCCTTCAGATTCAGAAAACCACGTAGAATCTAAATCTATAAAGTTATATTTAAATTCATTTAATATGACTAAAATTGGAATTTCGGCAAGAGACTGTATCAAAGGTATCCAAGCTAGAGTTAAAAGAGATTTAGATGAATTATTAGAAACAGATAACATAGTAACATTCTTTGATGAATCCTCACCAGAACCGGAAGAGATCTACAACGGATATACACGTATACAGGAACTAGTAGATTTAGACAGTGTAGAGTTTGCAGCATATGAATCAGATGCAAATCAATTAGAGAGCAGTGGAGAAAGTGGGGAATTGAAAGTAAGTATAGATTTTATAAGATCTAACTGTAGAGTTACAAATCAACCAGACTTCGGAACAATGTTTCTGTATATGAAAGGAGATAACTTACCGGAATTAGGAAGTTTAGCAAAGTATGTAGTATCCCACAGAAAAGTATCACATTTCCATGAGGAAATAGCAGAGATGGTGTATAAACACTTACTAGATAAATTCTCACCAGAGAGAATGATGGTAGATATACACTATAGCCGTAGAGGAGGAATAGATATTAACCCTGTAAGAGCAACTCATTCAAGTTTAATAGCAGATTTTATGACAAACCCTGCGTACAGGATGAAAAAAGTATTAAAACAGTAACATATCAACTGCTTTTCAAAAGGCTGCCTATTTATATAAAACGAAACTATGCCTAGAAAAGGACAAATAAGCAGTAGGGTATATGAGAAAGTAAAGTTAATCTGCATCGATTTAAAGTATGAAATACTGGAGTACAGTGGGTACAACTTTAAAATGGGAATAAGATGTGAAAAACATGGAGAAGGAACTATAAGAGTGTCCTCCTTACTTAAAGGAAGTATTTGCAAACTATGCGCTAATGAGAAGATCTCTAAAAAGTATAGTAATAACGGAAAGACGCGGTTTATAAATTCTTTAGACAGTAATACGGTGTTAGAAGAGGGTACGTATATCAACTCAATTACACCGGTAGAGTTGTACTGTAAAGAACATAAGGAGATGTACCTACAATGTCCTCGAGATTATACAGCAGGCTGGCGAGGATGTAACAAATGCCGTAGAATATCTATACCGGAATCAAGAATAATGCAATTCTTAGATGAAATTAAAGAGCCCTACGTAAAAGAGAAGACATTTGGTACCTGTATTAATCCGCTAACAGGTAGAAAGCTTCCATTTGACTTTCTATTAACTAAGCACAACACCCTACTGGAGTATGACGGGGAACAGCACTTTAGAGAGGATATAGGAAAGTTTAAAACAGACTTAAAGAAGAGAAAGTATTTAGATAAGTTAAAAACAACCTGGGCTGATAACTCACAATATAGGTTGGTAAGAATCCCCTACTGGGAACTTGAAAACTTTAAATGTATTATTGCTAAAACACTACGTCAGTAATGAAAGAAACAGTAGAAAAAGCAGAATTAATTGCAATCCGTGTTCCACCAGGAGATAATTGGCAATTAGCTATAGATAAAGACATAACCGTGGAGGGGTTAGTACCAACATTGACCCAATACATGAGAAAAACAAAATTTAAAGGCAACTACAGGTTAGAACCTTTGAACGGTAAGCTGTTTATACTTAAAGAAGAAGAAGTTGAAATACAAGAACCCGAAGCAGTAGTTTTTGATTTGTACGGTGAAAACTAATGTCAAAAGCACTCCAAAAGTTAACCCATAAGTATGAATTCCTTAAATTAGAATTAGAGGAAACTGAAGATGAACTTGCAACTTACCTAAGTAAGTGGAATAAATACTTCGGTAAATACTTCGCAGATAAAAATGCGGAAATGTGGGTTAATGAAGAGACAGGTGAAATGAGAAAAGAACCACCAGGAGAAGAACTATCTACTAACCGAAAATCTCGAAAAACTAAACCAGCAAAACTTAAAAAACTTTATAAACACCTTTCCAAATATATTCACCCAGATAAAGGAGGAAAGCAAGAGGACTTCAAGAAAATGAAACAATCCTACGAAGAGGAGGATTTATTAGAGCTACTTAAGTTTGCGGGTTTATATAAAATAGATTTTGAATTAGAAAAAGATGATGAGCTTTTAATCGAAAAGACTTGTTCTAATTTTCAACAGCAGATAGAAAACCATAAAGGATCTCTTGCTTGGGCATATTTTACAGGAGATAAAAGTAAAAAACTAGCAGTACTCCAAATGTTAGAAAAACACTTGGGAAAAGAAATAAAAAAAGAAGATTACCCTCCTGAATTGTTGGAGGATTAGAGTATAATTCGTATATTTAAGTAGACTTAGAAAGGTTATAAATGCAGATAGAAAAAAAATACTACACCGTCCAAGATGAAGAGACCTTAAGACTCTTATTCCAACATATTGAAAACTCAGATGTAATTGCAGTCGATACGGAGACTACAGGACTAAACCCTAGAAAAGATAAGATCATAGGATGGTCAGTGTCCGGTGAAGAAGGGGTTGGATTTTACTTACCAACCTTAGTTTGGGATTACCACAGAGAAGAACTTATTTTACAGTCTATAGAAGGTCAATCCACTGAAGTAATCTCTAAAAATTTAATAAAGATGCTTAAAGGAAAAAAACTTGTATTTCACAATGCTTCCTTTGACGTGCAGTTTATAAAAAATTATTTTGGAGTAGACCTTATAGAAGATATTTGGGTTGATACTGGTTTACTAGTTCATACAGTCTACGAAGAAGGAGCTTTTGGCTTTGGAAATCCATTTGGATTAAAATCTATAGCGATAATGAACCAGGAAGCTTTAGGTCTAGACGTTCAAGAGGCCGCCAACCAGGAGCAACTTGAATTAAAAGACTCAATTAAGAAGAATGGAGGTTCGGTTACAAAAGAAAGTTACGAAATCTTTAAAGCAGACCTTAGTATACTTAGTAAATATGCTAGTGCGGATACGGATTTAACATTACGTATATGTAACCTATATTTAGGGAAGCTTAAAGAGGAAGGGTTAGAGAAATTCTTCTTCGAAGATGAAGTTATGCCAATCTACCGGGAAGTAACAGTCCCAATGGAAGCATACGGTGTGGACTTAGATGTTGATTTAATTAATAAGATTCACGATGAAATTTTAATAGATCAAGTAGAGAATAAAGAAATTGTGATGAAATCTCTACTAGATATTCCTGCAGTAAAAAGATGGGTAGTAGATACTGCAGCAGATAACTACCCTGTTTCTCATAAAGGTAATTGGGCACAGAGTTTAGTCGAGAGGTATTCCTTACCCCTTTCAAAGTCTGAGAAGACAGGAAAGTATTCTTTAACACAGAAGAATATCGAAGCATTTGAACCTTCCAATGAAAAAGAAGAGAAAGTAAAGCAATTTCTATTAACCGGAGACGAGTCCTTTATAGACGAGTTAGAAAGACACAGAATTTCCATGGCATTATGGAAAGAAAGTAACGACGGAGAGTATTTAAATATTCAGTCGAAAAAACATCTGGGCGAGATCGTTTTCGGTTATATGGGAATTGAACCTAAAGTAAAAGGAGCTAATACTAAATCCGGTAGAGATAAATTCGATATGGATATGGTAAAGGAGCTTGCCAAAGAACATCCATGGGCAGAAAATCTACGTGTTTATAATAAATTATTAAAGATTAAGTCTACATATGTAGACAGATTTAGAGATAGACAAGAAGATGGAAAATATTACTTTTACTTTAAGCAGAACGGTACAGTCTCTGGACGATATGGCTCAGATGCTCAGCAATTGCCTAAACCGTTAGAACCCGGTGATGATGCACCAATCATACTGAAATATGTGAACATAGTTAGAAAGTTCATGATTGCCGGAAAAGATAGAAAGGTAATTGATTCAGATTACGAATCATTAGAACCACATTGTTTTGCTTCAATAACAGGAGATATAGCTCTTCAAGAGATCTTCAATAAAGGATGGGATTTCTACTCTACAGTTGCTATTAAGACGGAAAGGTTAGACGAAGATAGAGATAGATTTCCCAACGGAGTATCAGCAGATAAAAAGGCAGATAATTACCTTAAGAAATTAGATCCAAACGCCCGTAATAAAGCAAAAGCCTACTCACTAGGAATTGCTTACGGAATGGAAGCATATGCTCTTAAGATGACTTTAGATATAGATCAAAAAACAGCTGAGAAATTAGTACAGGGGTATCTAGATGGTTTTCCACAGCTTAAACAATGGAGAGAAGATTCAAGATTGCAAGTAAAAGCTCATGGGTATATTAAAAATTACTTAGGACGAGTTAGACACTTACCCAAAGTACAAAAAACCTATATTAAGTTCCAGGATAGAATGCTAGATTGGAGATTTAGAAAAGAATTAGAATCAAGATACGGAAAAGTAGTTGTTTTACAGGCTTATAGGGATTATCGAAATGGGCTTAACAACTGTCTAAACTTCCAACTCCAATCATTAGCAGCAGCTGTTGTAAACCGAGCAGCATTAGTAATTAACCGTAAAGCCAGAGAGTTAGGAATAGATGCTCAGGTACAAGCACAGGTTCATGATCAACTTATTATAAATGTTCATGAAAAAGATGCAGAAATGTTCGCACCTTATGTACAGGAG